TCAAGCCAAAACTTGAAGCAAGCAAACTGAATTATCAAGTTGCCGTAGCTCCAATTGATATAGACCAACCGCCAGTCTAGCAATGTTAACTGGAATTTTATCTCAATCCCGTCAATTGTCGCGCCGTTGTATTTGCCTTTCGGCAAGATGGCTTTAAGTTGATTTAACATTCTAACGCTGCGTAAAGTTATGCAAATGGTTTTTCCTTATGGTGAATCATCAGTGGTATTAATTTCTTCTGATTTTTTCGCATTCTCTAGTGATAAAGAAGGGGCGATTAAAGCATTAGAAACAGCGATCGCACAAAACCAATTACTACCAAATCAAGAGGGATAACATGAACGCAGAACAACTCAAGATCATTGCAGAAAATTCACCCCGTAAAGCCGCGGCAATTCTAGGTGTTCACATCAGAGAGGTCCGATATCACAAGCAAAGAATGGAGGGGAAGAGTGTAAAACAGCCAAAAGAACCCAAAACAAACCACAAGAAATGGACCCAAGAAGAGGACAATTATTTATTAACTTTCGGGAATGGCTCAACTTATCCAGAGTTGCAGGAAGCGCTTAAAGCGTCTCGGACCCAAATAGACCATAGGTGCAAAATTCTTGGCGTTTCTCCAAAGAAACTAAAACATCACAAAACCCTCGCAGAAGAGGAAAAAGAGGTTTGTTTGCAAGGGTATCCTCATCAAGCAGCGGAAAAGCTGGGAGTTTCCATCTCAACTGCTAGACGACGTAGAAGAGAGCTACTGAAAATGGATTATCGGCATTTTGACGCACGGACTTCAGTGCCATTACCGCCATCTACACCAACTAAATCGCTGATAAATTTTGTTAGTTTGAATGATGCTAAACAACCCGTAGAACCAACATGGACTCCTGATAACGACAGGCTTTTAATTAAGCAAATTAGCAATAATTCCATTGATAAAGTCGCTGAATTATTTGGACAACCTAAAGAGCAAATCGAGGAAAGATTACACCATGTTTTGAAGGAAGAAAAAAACAAGATTGGGATTAATGAAATTTTGTCACAATTTCAAATGACCACCGGACAAATTCACCAGATGAAACTTATTTATTCCTACAGCCCTAAATCGGCTGTGAGATATTGCGAAGTAATCAGAGAATATGCAAAGAACAAAACCGCATATTCGCCAGCAAGAATTAGGAATGACAGATGAACCAATTAACTTTAGATTTTCCCGTACCAGAATCCACAAAACCAACTATGGAGCGCCATGATTTTGATAGATACGACAGCCCTCACTGGTTCATCACTCATTTACCCAATTACATCAAGCTAGAGGGCATAGTTGGCGAACCATGCAAAGGCAGTGGGAATATATCTAAATTGCTTGGATTTATTAAGCACGTAAATCATGTATGGACTAACGATATAGATCCTAGTGTTGTTTCTGATTATCATCTTGATGCGGCTGATCCAAAATCATGGGAACAACTACCATATACGGATTGGATTGTCACTAATCCGCCATTCAATGCAGCATTACCAATTCTCAAAAACAGCCTAAATCATGCGCGGTTGGGCGTGGTTTTCTTCCTGAGATTATCCTTTGTCGAACCAACAGAAGAACGCGGACAATGGCTATTTGAGAACCCCCGTAACTTGGATTTAATTTACCCAAGATTTAAGTTTAGAAAGGATAAGAACAACGAACGGTGGCAGACGGATTCAGTGCCAATAATTGCTATGATTTGGCATAAAGATACGAGCGAAACAAGAGGATCTATCACTATCCCTCAATCGCATATCTTGGGGTTTCATAATAACCCTGAGAACGCGCCAAGTTTTGATAGGCAAGTGGAGATTTTGCAACAAGTTCAAGCAAATAATTAGGAGAAAAATAATCATGGATACATTACTAATTTCATTGCACCCGCGTCACAGTCAAAATATTGTATTAGGCAAGAAAACAATTGAGTTGAGGAAAACAAAACCAAGAATGAGAAAATCAGAAAGTCGTTTAGTCCAGAAGAAATCATTAGCATTTCGGAATATTCTCATTTACAAAACTACTCCTACTTCGGAAATTAAATTATATTGTCAGGCATGGGATTGTGGCGCATTATTAGCATCCGAATGGACTAAACACTCAACTGATTTATGCCTTTCTGCTGAAGAAATTGAGAATTATTTAGGATCTCGCATGGGTTACGGAATTAGAATTAGAAACCCTCGACAAATTACGCCTATCCCACTATCAAAAATGCGTGAGTTGGGTATAGCTCCACCACAAGGTTTCTGTTATTTAAATAATGAAATGATTGAAAGATTAGGGATTAAATTTAATGATTGATGACTTAATCCCCTGGAATCCCGCCCATTTCGGACATACAGACTTTCAAAAAGAAGCCGATGGTAACAGGGGCTTTTTATTGGCAAATATAAAAATAAAATGCCAATTATCAGTAATCTTCTATCACTCAACCCCGACTCACCCATAGAACTGTTTGAAGTCAGCGGTTATAACCTAGCTACACCATCAGAAACTCTTTACATCTGCAACTATACCGGGGTGTCCTTTGAGGGTCAAGAATATGCCGCTATTGGTTTTGAGTCTGAAGGCTTTGATTTAGTTGGACAAGGTCCAATTCCCACGCCGCAACTCATAGTTTCAAATATTGGGCGTGTCGTCTCTACTTGGCTGGCTGAGTGCAAAACTAACCCGAACTACCGACTAGAAGGAACAACAGTAAAACGGCGAATTACCCAACGGCAATTCTTAGATGGTGGTGAGAATGAAAATGCGGCGATCAAAGAACTTCCCCAGCAAATATTTGTAATTGAACAGATGGTCAGCGAAACCTATATTGCTGTTCAGTTCCGACTCGGATCGTCATTCGATGTCGAGGGTGTGACTTTGCCAGCCCGTCCGTTACTGCGGTCATGCTCATGGCGATATCGTTCCGCTGAGTGTGGATACTTGGGCGGTGGCTACACCCTCAACAATGCTCCTACCTCCAACGCTGCGTTAGACCAGTGTGCCAAAACATTGACAGCCTGTAAGGTGCGGTTTGGGGCTGCGGTGGATCTGCCGTTTGGTGGTGCACCGGGGTTAAATACTTATAGCTAATACTTATGTTGATATTGACGGTTTCCAGCCTGTGTGTTTTTGCGGACACAGAACAAGATCAAACATAATTATTCAAAATTTCTAATTCACTTAACCGGAAGGTGGCCACAAGATTATCAGTTTCACTAAACGGCGATATTGACTCCCTACGACGGGGGAAATATTGCCGCATTTTGTCTATGGCACTATTGAATTTAGAATATTCTGCGAGGGTTCTATCTCCTATTGTTTTAACAGAAACCACCCACTCATACCGCTGTTCTTGCTGACTATTCAGCATTAGCGACGACGACGAAACATTTTTAAATCTACCAATACTTACTTCCAGTCCACCTGTAACCGCGCCTTTTGGGGCTGATGGTGGTTCTACCCAAACAGCAGGTTGTCCGTTACCAAAAGTACCAAGTTCCTGCGCTAGTAGAGCCGCAATTGCGGCTTTAAGCTCTGGTACAGTGTGGATGTTTTTAATCATGATAATTTCATGGATTGCGACGCTTTCAATGTTCCACTACTAACAGGAACTTCATCTAAAAACCGTTGATTCAAATAATGTGCGGTTTGGATAAATGCCATATCTAAAGTAGTTTGGTAGTTACTTTTAAAAACTGCGGGTAAATTACTACCAGCTAACGCCCGATCAGTCCATCGGTTTCCTTGTCTCTCATGCAAGTCATAGGCGTAGGGTGCTGACCATTGCCAATCGGCAATGGTTACGGTTAATCGTGGTGGTGTCCAGCTTCTCCAGATTGGCATTTTATTTTTATTTTTCCCATATCCCTCGACAATAAGCATATAACCCTCTATTTTGAGGGTTTTTAGTCATCAAAAAAATATTTTAAAAATTTTTCCAAAACCCCTTGACAAATATTTGTTATCCTGTTACTATATAAGAGTGAGAGAAAAAACAACAGGAGAAAGAACAATGCTTGAATTAACAAATCAGAATCAGAGAATTATAGCTGGTTGCCTTGGAAATGGGGTCACTTTTGGGGATGTGCTTAATGAAATGAATAAACATAAACAGTTATCAATTTTTGACTTGTTTCCACAAGATGAGCAGGTGAGAGGCAAGGCAACTGAAACTCACCCCACACCACCACCTAGAAACTCAGTAATTGGCAAAATGAGGGCTATATCAATCCATGCTCCTCATGCTTATGCAATTTGCCTAGCAATAAAGCCCTATGAGTATAGAAACTCTCCTACAAAGTTTCGGGGTTGGGCTTTGATTCATTCCAGTGGCAGCAAAGCTAGTGATTCAAGCTTTAAAGACTATCAGTTAGAAGACATCAAACACCTTGTTTCCAGGCAAGCTTTAATTGGTGCTGGTTTTATATCAGACTGCCAGAGGATGGAAGAAGGGGGCTATGGATACCTCTTCAGTGAGGTATTGTTATTTGACAACCCTGTTGAAGGGGTGAAGGGTTGCCAAAGCATATTTTGGGGGGACTGTAATGACCCTGCTAAAATAAAAGCTTTTGAGCAAGCTAGAGAAGAATTAAAGGCTTTTGATATTAGCCTTTAATGTCCTGTAAAATAGAGGGTAATTGATGTTAATTACCCTCTATTTTTTTATGAATTGGATATACAGTATGCGTCCCGATGTGGCGTTAATGGTGTTAGATAGCCAAATTAATATACTATTTTCTCCAATAAAAATAACCGGAAAAGTCGCAATCCACACGACATTTTATGAAGACAAGAAGGAACAAATAAAATGTGATCAAATGATTAGAGACATGGGATACGAACCCGACAATATTCCTGAAGGCAGTTTAATGGGATGGGCAAAAGTTAAAGAGTGTATTGTTTACGATGACAATAGCTTTATGGCAGATTACAATAAGCACCGCTCTATAACGCCAAATTTACAGCAATTTAGGCGAGATAATCAATGGTATGGCGATGTTTTTGGAGTGTATTTAGAAAATATAAATATTCCAGCATTGCCGATAATCTGGATAGGGGAATACCAAAAACCCGGTACATGGTGGCAGCCCGGAGTACCGCTAGACTCCATTGGCTGCAAGATTTTATTTGCAAATTAAATTGTTCTTTGTGATCTCCGAGCGTTCTGCGTTCTATTGGATATCTGTCTAATAAGTTGACCTCTAGCTGCCCTTGCTTCACTAGGTCTAGGACGGACTGCTGGTGTTGGCGCTGTCGCTGATGCAGCCCTTCTAGAGCCTCTGTTTTGATGGGGATCACCACTGGTGCTACCACCACCAGCATTGCCAGTCCTACCGCGTCGAGTCTCGTCAATAGTAAGCCCACTGCTGCCGCCTCTTCGCGCTGTTTCTGCTATTACTTGCGGCCTACTACGTGTATCAGTAAAATCCCCCCTTTGTTGTGCTGGTGTGAAAAAACGGTTAATCCTGTTGCGAGTTCTAGGGTTCTCAAAATCAAGTCCAGTACTTATCCGTCGCCTACCTTGTCCGCCTCTAGTGCTTCTAGCAACGCCTCTAGCCATAACGGTCAATCCTAATTTTGTAAATATGTTTATCTTTAGTTTTCCCAATGACGGTATTAGCAGAAAGTGATGCAGTTCACTACGAGTTACTGACAGATGAGAGCGAGATTATCGGCAGCGTGTTTGCTGTTGACCAGTGCGAGTATATCGAGATAGTTGATTTATCCGTTGGACAAGAATTTCAAGGTCAAGGTTATGGGCGATCGCTCATGCAGATAATCTTTGACAATCACCCAGACACCATACTTTGTTTACGATGCAGCGCGTTCGACAATGGATTAAGTCAGGAAAACTTAGCGGAATGGTATAAACGGCTGGGATTTGTGGATGGTACACCATTTCATCAAGGTGATGGGTGGATGCACAGACCTATTTAGCCGTCAGCCTGGCGCTAACTTCTGGGAACAAGTCACACAATTCTTTGAGTTGAACGGGTGCGTAACGCGCTAACCACTTATAATAAGTTCCACACAGAATTTCTGGGCTACAATACCAAAGCGTCCGGGGAAATGGCTTGCCTTTTTTCTGCGGTATTTGGTGCATTGAGTAAATAGGTGAGATTGGTGCGTCCTCTTCCACTAGCAACGCCCAAACATCAATATCAAGCCAATCACCTATCGGGAGTCCACGCACATAGGGTAAATAGTCTTTTTTGTCCTGATCACGGAATTGAATTAGTCCTTCTCGACTAATTTCAAACTGGCGTTCCATGCCTTCCGCGCCGCGATTTCCCCACATACACATTACATTGGGGTTTCCATCACCATAATTATGCTGAAATTGATAGATGGCTTCGTAGGAAATGCTATCCCTCATTTCTCCCCAATCCCAAAAATTCAATGGTTGTCCATCTTTAGTTTTTAATCCGTAAGAATTACCCCAATCTAAATATTTTTTAATAATTAATGGAAACGGGTCATCAGTTAAATACTCCTCATAATAAAACCCGTTACCAAATGAATTGATATAATCCTCCCACTCTGGCAAAACATCATAGTGGTGCGGAAGTTCCGCACCGCAATCAATAATTAAATTACAATAATCAACCTCTGCTAATTCCAAAATTATTGCAGTTGCCATTGAGTCTTTACCGTACCCAAACCACAATCCTGGTATGACATCCTGATTAATTTTAGGATCATCATACCAAGTCCGCACACGCTCAATGGTTTTGTTCTTGAGTGCCTGAAATTCATCAGTTTTCGCCCGTTTCGCTGCTTCTATATATTTCTTCTGCGGCAGTGCTTTCGATATTTCCATCTCCCCAAATATCCCCTTCTAAAATGTTTTCAGGCCAAGTCAGTACATCTTCTTCTGTGCGCTGCACTTCTTCTTGGGTTTCTTCGCTGTCATCTTCTTCTTGGTCGTCACTTTCTTCTTGGGCATCATGGATTAATTTCTCCAATTCTTCTAGTGGTAAATCAGCGTCTAGTTTCAATTGTTGAATACAAGCAAGTGCTAATTCTCGCGCCATTCTGTCTTGTGATTTTTGCAGAATAGCAACAATAAATGCCTTGCAAATATCTAACTGACGGCGGACATCCCCCATTTTTGATAGGCGAACCGCGCCATCCGCTAAAGCTAAAGTTCCCTGAAATGCTGCCAACATTCCGTTTAAATCAAGTCCTAAAAGCCGCAGTTTTAATTCTTCGACAAACTCAAAAGTTAGCTCCCCTTGTTCAACTAAAATTTCACACGCTTGGAGCAAAGTTTTCCCTTCTTTGGAGAATTTCCCCGCGCCTTCAATTTGTGAAAGAATCCGACCATGGGCAGCATAAAAACTCTCACGGACAATGCTCTCAAAGTCATAATCTTGGGCATCCGTGAAAGCGTCGCGCCATTTCCCAGATAATCGTTTACCGTAGAGTCCGTTATTCTTCTTTGGCATTACGAACCAACCGGACTACTTGGGTAATTATCTTG